CAAGCGACAACCCAAGTCACAACCCCGATCGGCCTGAGGAAGTTTGACCATTCCTGCGGCTTGTCGGGATTGGAGAGCAGCCACCAATAGGAAGCCGAATACATGAACGCCAACGCAGCAATCGTCGTGAACAGACGGCGCAGCCAGCCCGACGTATGGCACGCCCCATAAATATGGGCGCAACCAGCCCCCGCGGCTAAGACAGCGTTAGCCACAACAAGAGGGGGGATTATAGCGATCACAAACCGTAATACACTTTACTCTTCGGACGCACTTCACGTCCCTGCTCTGCTGCGCCCTTGACCGTTGCGTCCTGTACTTCCTTGATCGTCTCGCTGTGGAACGATTCCCGCCCACCCTTGGCACCACGAAACCCGAAAGACAGCCCGCCAAGATGGCAGCGATAACACAGTTCACCGCGGCGCATGTCGTCAGCACCTGCCGTCGTCGCCTTACCGCACTCTTCGCAATCGAAACTAAATGATCCCATACACTATAAGGCACAAGTGTCCCACAAAAGGGGGGCTATCACCAAGAGTCCGCCCCAACAAAGTCATTCTTCGGTGAAGCCTTGTCGTGAACCCCCATGAATTGGCGATGCCACTTCATGGAACCCACCACCATAGGCGTCTCAGGCTTGTACTGACGCAAATGAACATACTTCACGCCCTGCTGACAGATCGCCAAAGACATAACACGGTCATCGTGCGGTGAACCATGCATACGCCCGTTCGTATCACGAACAAACGTACGCATCTCCCCAATCGTATCCGAATCGTACAAAACCAGTTCGCCATCACGAACAGCCTTATTCAACTCGTCAACCGCCAAACGTTTCGTAACCGACGTAGTACGCCAACCCAACGAATCCGAAGCGGTTTCGTTTCTTTGGCCGACCCGACGCTCCCTGTACAGCGGGAAATACTTGTTGCGATTCAACGCAGTCAGAGTCGTCAACCCGTGGTTGTTCGACTCGACCAGAATCAGCGCCTGGTTGTAAAACTTGCCCAACGGGATGCACACGTCCGTACCCAGCAAGTCAGGATCAATATGGCCGTGCCAATGAGCCACAATTTCGTTAGACGTGACATCCTTCACATGGATAGACGAGAAGTCGCCGTGCTCCAACCCCTCCGCAACGTCCACACCCATACAATACTTGTGGCCCTCAACAGGAGCCTCCCAAATACGCAAAGGCCCAAAGTTGTCCTCCTTGAAATCGCCAGACGTATCCTCATCCAACCAGCCCCGCACAGGCTCCCGTGTGGCCGAAGCTCTCAGGAAGTCCAAGTCAAAGACAGGCCGACCAGACCGAAGGAAAGCTTCCTCGGGATTGTCGGGGTACTCCTGAGCAAGCTGCCAATCAGGCAGGTTGCGTTTCTTCTCCGCATACCAGGCGTCATCACGGCCAGCAGCACGCCACGAATGAAAGATCGACTTGAACTGATTGTTCCCAGCCTGAGCGGCTGTGAAAATCTTGTGCAACAAGTTGCCCTCACCGTTCGCTGTACCCAACATGATGAGAGAACCACCAATGTCAGTAACAGGCTCGATAGCGGCCCACGCCTCCTCCGAGTTGGGGAGTTGGCCGACTTCGTCCACAATGATGTAGAACACGGTCGTACCACGGGCGGGGTCGGAAGCAGAAGGCAGCGACTCGATGTGTGATTCGTTAGTGAACCTGATCTCGGACTTATTGGCATCGAACAGAGGCCCGCGGTGCAGCATCCATGTCGGCAGGAACCGTGAAGCGTACCGTGCATGCACCAACAGTTTCTGTGAGTCACGTTCCGTTTTGGACAGCATAATGATCGTGCGGTCAGACCAAAAAAATGCGCACCAGAAAGCAAAGATGGATACGAGCGTTGAGAACCCGATCTGTCGGGCTTTCAACGCCACGGTGTGACGGTTCGCAAGCCACAGTTCAATCGTTTCCCGCTGAGCGGGACGCAACTGAAACTTGATTTTGCCCTTGCCAGGGAACCTGATGTAAACGTATTGGGCGCACCAGTATTCGAAAGCGTCCGCCAGTTCCTCGACGGACGATTCCTCCCAGTTGGGGGCACACTTGCGCCACTCCCGTTCGTGCAACAGTTCCGATAGGTCGATCTGTCCGTCACTCATTAGTAGAACATCTTTGTCTCGCTGGCGGCTTCTAATGCCGCCACCCGCTTGCGAAGCGCCTGCAACTCGGCAACCAACAACGGGAAGAACGCTCTTTGCGCCCACGCCGCAGGCTGGAAGCCATCCCCATCTTCTGACGGCTCGTAAACACCGAGCCGTGCGCCAACGGTTTCGTCAATCTCGCAAACGTCTTCAGCTACAAAACCCCAAACCAGATCCGCTTCACGCATCTCTTTCTCGGCGGGCGTTTCTGGTTCCTCGTTGTCAGGATTCGGCGCAGCAATAAACGACACTGGTTTCAGCAAGTCGATAACGGCACCAGCGTCGACGGAGGCGTTCAACGGCTCGATCTGTTCCTTCATCGACCGCTTAGAGCTGTACCTGTGAACCGAAGTCCATGTGGTGTTCCATAGAAGGTCTTGATAGCCCGAGTACGTCGTCGTCGTATTAGGCCCCAAAATTGCAAACCCGCCCTGCGGGTACATACCCTTGCCGCCGTATGTCTTAACCCAGGTGGTGTCGGTCATGTAAATGCCGCCGCCGTACGTCTGGCTGTACCAGCCTGCATCGCCTGTTGAGCGGAACCAGTCGCCAGAAGCCAAATACAAACCTGCGTTGGTGAAGTAATGCTGGGTGCCGTTGCAGGAGATGCCTAGATGTCCGTTTGCTTTCCTAAAGATTCCAGTGTTCGTGTCACCGTTGAAGCTGTAGGAAGGTGCCGCAAGGGTGCCGACGCCGTTGTAGATTCGTCCCGTTACTGTTGTGTTGCCCTCCACATAAAGCTTCTGGTTAGGGCTAGTGGTGCCGATACCGACATTGCCAGACGAGTTCACCATCATCCGAGTGGCGCTGTTGGTGGACAAATAGATGTGCCCGCCCGATGACTCGTTCTTGAGGTGCAGGTCATCGTTGTTCGGGAACCCCATGTAACCGATACGGCCCGTCGAATGGTAAAGCGAAATGTACGGGCCTGCCGTGGTGCTGGTGGTGTTCTGTAGCCGCAACTGATCCGACCCAGACTGCACAGTTTTTATTTGGCCGTTGGCCGTGAGCGCGCCTGCCACGTTGACTGCCCCGACCGTATTGACCGCGCCGCCGTCCGTGATCCACAAGTCGTTACTGCCATTCACCCCAAGGTGCAGCGTCCCAGTGCCCTTGCTGCGAATGTAGTTTGACGAGTTCACAGAAGAACTGTTGCCCATCAAAATGTACATCGACGGAGATTCGATAGCAGCGTGATTGGAGCCGCTAGACCATTCACCAATCGCAATGGTTTGCGAACCTGTGTCGGACTCAAAGTTCACTTTGCTTGACGTGATGTTTATGTTGCCCGAAAGCTTCATAATGTCCAGCGATGTGCCATCGGACTCAATCTTCCCCTGACCACTGCCAGCAGTGCCCGTAATCATCCAAGTGCCCTCACCAGTGTGAGCAAGATCGAAACTCGCCTGCTCCCCAGTTGCCCCCGACGAATACATGAAGATCGCTTCGGGCAGCAAAGCATAAGTACCTAGACCCGACCCCTTTGTCGGGGACGTGAAGCTGTCTTGGAAGTTGAAGCCCACACCAGACGAACCGAACCCGTTTAGTGCAAACTCTGCAACCTTTCCGAAGCCGTCAGCGTGCAACTCAAACGCATTAGCAGACACCCCGTTGGCGTCAACGATCATGTTCTTCGACTGGATGACACCGTTGGACAGGTCAAGGAACGTGCCTGCCCCAGCAAAGACGCCGACGCCGCCCGACATCGTGAAGTTGGACGACTGAATAGCGTCAGAGTCAATTTTGTCTGCGGTAATCGACCCAGCAACGATCTTGTCCGACGTAATGGAGCCAGACGCAATGTGGCTGGCGTCAATGGACCCAGCGACAACCTTGGCCGACGTAACCGAGTTGGCCGCAAGCTTGGAAGTAACAACGGCCCCAGAAGCTATGGCATCAGCAACGATCAGACCTGTCTGGAACACGGAAGGGTTCGACAGTTGCGAGTCGCCAGTGTTCCAGCCGTTAATGGCGTCGATGATGGCGTCAACGTCGCCAGCCTCGATGCGCCCGTCAATCTCAGCGATCAACGTCACCAGCGAATCCTGCACGTCGTCAATAGACGTTGGATGCCAAATCTGAGATACAGGAGACAGCAGACTGCCATCGAACGAGACAGCAGACGCTTCGTGAGCGTCGCTCAGGGCGTTGACGTGAGTATCGGTGTACGCGCGGTCATCAGTCGAATGCAGATCGTCCTGGGCATCCGCATAAGCCGCAGCAATAACACCCTGCGCCGAGTCCTGAGAATCCGCATACGCACGGTCAGCAACAGACTTAGCGTCCGTGTACGCAGTAGACGTTCCATCCACCTCAGTGATCGTCTGGTCCGTTTGCTTCAACGATTCAAACAAACCCAGCAGGGCGCGACGGACCTCCTCAGGCGTACGCAGCGACCCAATAGGGACTTTAGCGGTCACTTCTCGGCCAACACTTCACGGGCCTTAATGCGGGCGATCTCCTCAGCCACCAACGCATCCAGCTTCTCGTCAGACATCTCCGTAATCTGAGTAGTAGTCAACTTGACCTCCACACCCTTATCGGGCGGCTTAATAGCGTCCACTGCCTCAAGATACAGTTTGGCCGATTGAGTGAACTGGCGATGCGACGGATCAAGGGCTGTTGCCCGAAGGGCTTCCAGCACCTCTGCTACTTTGCCTGGGTCACCGATGATGTCGTCGGACATCTTCGACCATGCTCGGCGTACGTCATCTCGCACCATCCACGAACGGATTGTCCTCGGGGACACTCCTAGTTCGTCAGCGATGCCCTGCTGTGTTTTGGGTACACGATCTGCTGGCGGGGTGCAAAGCCAGTGAACCAGACGACGATGGTTCGGTTCAGGAAGGAACGCTTCTAAATCTTTAGTATCCATACACTATAAGGCAGTTCTGTCCCTGCCCTGTTGTGGTCGCAGAAGGGTTCATTCTGAACATCCTGCAGCAAGCTGCGTCCACACGAAGCGTCAGCGTAGGGTGGTAAGCAGCGTAGCTCTGTCTGCGTCCACAGGTAAGCTTGGCTGTGCTACAGGCAGGGGGTTACGCTTGCTTTATCTCTTCAATCGCTGGCGCTTATGAAGAGGCATTTCGCTGGCGCTCTCTATAGTAAGGCACTACTGTCCCTGCAGGGTGATCGCATGTTTCGTATCTGTCTACCAGGGGTGTTCCACGATGCGGAACAGAAACCCATAGCCGTGTGTCGAAGGTCACAGTAAGATTGTACAAAAAGTACACACAATAACACAGACAGTGACCCCCCACCACATACAGTGAGCAGGACATTCGCACACGCAAGCACCCCCCCAGCACTCACAGTGATACTGGCAACACAGAGCGTAAGTCCCGAACCACCCTATCTTAAACACAACCACCCTACCCCCCCTACCTATACCCCTGCGGCAATGCGCATGCGCCAGCCCCAAACCCAGCGCC